ACATATTTGTGATATTAAAATATCATGGTGTTCATTATCGCCGCAATAATAACTACTGTCAAAATTATTAGTGGGTGCTCTAGCACCTACGCCACCTACAGGATAGTACATCGTTGCCGCACCCGTCAGGTTGACCCCACGCTTATAAACGAAATTCCACCTGAATCAAGAGGTTATGTTAACATGTTGAACGACTTCCGAAGACTTGAATTAAAGCAGGAACTTCCAGTAAACAATAACAATCATTCCCACCATGAGGCTAAATATGTGCGAGACCGAGCCGGAGATTACGGCAAAGTTCTCGCAGCCGCGCTAGGAGCATCCCTTCACCATATAAATATTCACCATGCGCAACAATTCCTTGGCGAAAAAGGTTCGACTGACTTCAAAGATTGGTCGGACGTTAAAGCTTCGTACCAGGAGGACAGCACACCAGACAATGTGCTTTACATGTCAACAGACCGAGATAGTCGGATGGACATGAACTCCAGGTTATTAAACTACATATCACCACATCTACTATTCACCCCTGATCCAAAGTTCGCCGCTGGCAGCGGAGAGCTTAACTCAAGCTTCTGGTTTAAGGACAACTACTTGCACACTATTGTCGGCGGTAGCTCTGAACCTTATATAGAGAAGTTGTGGGATTATGGGGTCCACCGCATCGTAATCAGCGGTTGGACGAAACCCCGTCGAAGAGAACTTACGAGTTACCTCAGCGACTACACTGAATGGTGGAAAACTCGGAGAACGGTGGTAGTTTATGAATTGGAAAAACGGGATCATCCACTTGATATCAATAGGTCCCTAGTTTTCCTCGTACCAATTTTTAAATATTCACATTCTTGGTACAATGCGCTAGAGTGGTTCAGGAATTCATATAGTCACATGCCACAAATCCTGGACCAATATCCAATCCAACCGTTGCGTAGACTGCAACCCAACACCATAAATGGAAAATTAAGTGAGTTTTCCCTGCTTAAAGTTCACAGGTCCGATGGAAGTTTTTATGTTTCTATCGGGTCTGGCGACGGCTGTGCTGCCAGCGTCTCCTCAGATTCCTGGTCGGCAATACGGGCCGTTGCAATGAAGAACACAATAAATAAACTTAAATTAGAGAACCAAACCGTGGAAGCGGTGTTGGTGGCTCATGATGGTTCTTCATTACCAATTTCAAAACGGAAAGCATGGTCAACTAATATATGCAATTTCTTTAATGGTGCATTATCTGTAGACGAAGGGGGCAGTAGAGTCCATAGCACCCCCTCAACACACGTCTACCAGTTCTATCCAGAACATTACGACTACGAAGATAGTAGGCCCGCTTTGCATAGTTACATGCATTGTATCATCGGACCGGCTGCAGTGCCGGATGGTTCAACATCTAATACCATCCACGCTATTCACAATCGTAGTTTAATCCCACAGAATCAAGTCGGCCAAAAACGAATAATGCTTAATAAGCACTCTGTGAAAACCTTGGAAGAATTCCTTGATTGGTTTGTAGGAACTGAGTCAGGATTTCTTTGCCCCGTTGACAACGAATACGTTGCCGAACATCAGCCCCGCGCTATTCAACTCAAGAAAAATTCTCGAGGACAATTCATGCGCTCCCTTTACATCAAAATGACTTGTAAGAACGAGTCTCATGGCAAAATCACGGCCCGCCGTCTCATACAGGAGACCTCAGATAAGACCAGATTGGAAACAGCCTCAGTAGCTTATGCTTTTAGCAACTGGGTAAAGAGCCAACCTAGGTTTAAATATCTCTGGGGTCCCGGTATGACGCCTGCAAGGCAATGTCGGGCGGTGGCCAAAGCTATGGATGGGTGTTTTATGGGCTTAAACGCTGATTTCACACGTATGGATGGACACGAC